TTGCTATCGCTTGTGCTATTTCTGAACTTTTTGTTGCTAAATAAAATGCTAATTCTGATTTTGGATCACAGATGTGAAAAATTTCTGCATTTGAAATAGCAATCGTTGAATTTGCAATCGAACCTCTAGCAATTTGACTGATTGTTGATGTGCCCGTTTGAATTGCGTTACCAATATATTTCGTGGTTGGTCCATCAGATTCAGTAATAGATGTATAATCACCAGGAGCTTGTTGTATACCGCCTAATTTTACTGTAAATGTCATCTATAACCTCTATTGTTTAATACCAGGCATAATGCCAATGATAACAGGAAATTGTGCAGCTTCACCATCCATGAAGAAACCAACAACCCATTCACCTAACGGTGCTGCCTCAAAATATTTTGAATTATTGACTGGTAAAAGTGGCATAGCCCATGGTAAATCTTCAACAGGAATATCATCTCCATACCAACCAAAAATACGAACTTGATAACGACTCATACCAATATCATCCATACGATTTACTATTTGGCCCATCCACCACACAAAGCCATTCAATCCTGCAAAGTTAAAATTATTTGTTGCCTTACTCATTATATAATTCCTTTCACCGCATTATTCCATAAAGGTATACCATTATTATTACTAGGATAAGGTTGAGGTACACTCTCTTTTGTTATTTCTAAAATAGTTTTAAATTCTGTCAAATCAATCATGTGTCTTACAGCAGTAATTAAATAATTTCCAGAGTAGTATTTATCAAGGTCTGTACTATTTGGCCTTCTTGTCATTAAATTGAAAGTCAATATTCTGCCAATGGTTAAATTTGCATCACCAGGAACAGATAATCTAATTCTTGTATAATTTGCTAAACCTAATTGTGCAGTTCTATATGGAATATATGTTTCTGCATAAATGTCATTACCTGCAGCGCCTGGCACTCCTGCAATATAAGAAGAACTCTTGCTATCATAATTTGAAAATATTAATTTCAACATTGCTTGTGGTGTTTGATTTAAACCATCGCCTTTACGGTTTGTTGAATTATCAATAATTGGATACGGATTTAAATTTTTTGCATTTTGTTGATAAACACCATAATCAAAATTAGTAACTTTTCTTTGTCGTGTTAATGGGTTAACAGATATTAATTGATTTGCAAAAGTACCACTTGTTATACCATTGAGTGTATCAAACGAATCTAAAATTTCATAAGTTAACACATTGTATACGTTTGTATTTAAATCTCTTGAATCTATATTCTTAGGCTTATATGTATAATTATAATAAGAAGCCTGCTTCATTAATGTTTGTAATGACCTAAAATTAAAACCAAACTTATCTTCATAAAACAACATATCAGCACCAGGATTTGATGGATTTGGCCTAGCATAATTGGTCATAAAATTGATAGCATCAAATGGCTTAAGTAGTGGTATCATAAAGTCATATTGACCATATGTTGTTTCAATTGTTCCGTTTTTATTACTAGGCACATTCAAATAATTTGTTAATATGTCTCGTACATTATCCGAAATCAAAGAATTTTTATATCGTTTACTAATTTTATATTGTTCGGACAACATTAATTCATCTGAACAGAAAAAGATTTGATAAGATTCTTTATATACGGTGCCTTGTAATTTTCTATTACCAACTTTGTAAACACGAAATATTCTATCAACTTGATTTGTATTATCGCCATATTTACTAAATGTTAATCGCAGATATTCTGTACCATTCATTGCTAAAGTTTCAATAAAACCTGAAGCTTCAACAATATAAACATAACCAGTTACAAAATTGCTAAAGATATCCTCATTATATGATATTTCTACCATAGTATTTTTTAAATCAAATGTGGAGACTGATGTTAGTAGAGTTAAATTAACTAACGAATAGTCTTTTGGATTTCTTATTCCGTTGGCTGCCATATTATTGGTTCATCAATGTTTGAAAATCTTTTTCTAATTGTGAAGAATATCCTGCATTAACTAAATTGATATTTCGTTTAGCTTCGTTTTGCTCTAATTCGTACCGATAAATGCTAACAGGGTCTATTGTTATAGTTTGTGTTACATAAGAACCGTCAGAGAAAGTGTTTGTAGTTGTACCGGTTAATGTAGTGTTAGCTGTTGGGCCGTCAACTACAATTGTTCTATCATTTGTTGTCATTGATATACTATCGTATGTTGTGATTGTTTTTCTATATTCATATATCGTAGTTGACACATAAGTTAATGGACTTGTATTTCCTGCAGCATTAGCATATTTTGAAACAATATATTCACCAAATTGTCGTGAATTTAGTGGCAAATCCCATTGAGGATTCATAGTTTGATTTGAATATAAAACCATCCAAAATCTATTCGAATCATTATAATATTTGTTTGCTATGATATCTGGCCTATCACTATCTTTTATATCATATGAATAAAATAAAAGTGGATTTTTAAGCAAACTAGGTATAATCTCTACTCTAGTCATAAGATTTGTTAACAAGATTAAATTGTTTTTATAGTCTGTCGTGATTACTTTAGGAAAAGAATTGAAATATAACATGATTACCTTCTAATACTTGCTGTATCTGTATCTGTGAAATTATCTCTTGTGAGAATATTGAGTTCTTTAAATGCTAATGTTAATTCAGTTTGAACCATCGAACCATCAACGTAGGCTGCAAAACCATTAGGTGCATGATTAACTTCAACACTTAATAACGCACAATCTCCATATTTTGGTAAAATTCCACTTTCTTCTCCATTGACATAAAATTGTACTTGGAAGATAGAAGGAGGAATTAAATACATACTATTTGTTGTTGATTCTGTAACATTTCCATTTTTTTGACCTAATGATGGAGATGCATAAAATTTAAAACGATTAATAATATCGTTTATTTTATTTGCTTCTTCTTTTGACCTAGGAGTAAGTTTAAATGTTAATGAAAATTCTCTCAAAGGTGAACCACGATATACCATTTGTATTTGTGGGTTTATAGCATAACCTTGCGCTCTTTGTAATAATGTTCCTAAAGCGGTAGTATCTACACCAGGAACTTCTATTCCAAAAACGTTTGCTATTCCTGTAACTGCTGTAATTGTATCTGGATTTGAACCTATATCATTACCGCCATCTTTTCCTACAAGACTTGTTACTGCTCTTAAAGTTGTTATTGTTGGTCCTAAATCACTTGTCAAACTCATTTCTTCATAACTTGCACTATAATTTGCTACTAAATTGTCTGGCATATATAAAGAAATTGAACATTGTGAAGTTGTTAATTGTGGAGATACTGCAAGGCCTTTGCTTAATTGTTCATTCAGAATACCAGCAATTATTCCTCCAGCAGTACCTATAGCTAATTTAGCTGCTCCGGGTAAATCTGAACCCTTTTGTGCTTTTGTAACTGCAGCCGTAACTAAAGTACCAACAACTATATCTGTGGCTAAACCACCTGTAGTTTGTATTTTTGTTTGTTGTGTTGTGTTTGCTGTTCCAACAGAAGCAGGTTGAACATCTTGAATTGTAAATGTAACCCAATGATTTTTATTATTTTTACCTGACTTACTTGGTGCAGCCAAATCTTGTGGATATCTAATAATGGCTAATCCAGGAGTTTCGTCTAAACCAGATAATGGACCTTTAACTGCAACAGACTGTAAATCTAGTTGAGCATTTGTGGCCTCTACAATTGTGGCTGGCATTATTTCCTCTTAAAATTGATTATACATACTATTTATGGCATATTCTGGACTATTTAAACCTCGTAACCCACAAAAATATATTGGAAACCCTAACAATATAGTATATCGCTCGTCATGGGAAGTTAAAGTCATGTCTTGGCTTGACCTAAATGATGATATTATATCATGGGCTTCAGAAGAACTCATTGTTCCTTATAAATCGCCTATTGATGGTAAATGGCATCGATACTTTCCAGATTTTCTTGTGAAAATGAGAACAAAAGATGGTAAACTCAAAACAATGATGCTTGAAGTTAAACCGAAAAAAGAAACTGCACCACCGCCACCACAAAAACGTATCACAGAAAACTATATTAAGGCAGTCAAAACATGGGGTATCAATGAAGCTAAATGGAAAGCCGCCATTGAATACTGTAAAGACCGTGCATGGGAGTTTCGTGTCATTACCGAAGACCATCTTGGCCTCAACTAAATAGACCCATGGCAACTTCAATACTTACTAAATTTGGACAAGAACGGTCAGCAACCGATTATGCTGTCATGTCCAGAGAATCCATGAAATGGTTAAAAGTAAAGATTGATGACTTGAGAAATGTATCGGCAATACCAAAAAACATATCCAAAGAAGCTATGCGGTATGATAAGAGATTTATGCTTGGCAAAATGTATTGCTTCTTTTACGATCCTAAAGGAAAAGATGATTTGCCATACTATGATAAATTTCCAATGATTATTGCCTTGGAAAAATACAATGATGGATTTTTAGGATTAAACTTACATTACTTGCCATATAAGTATCGAGTAGCGTTTCTTACCAAATTAATGGATTACGCATCCTTTGATGGCAATAATGATGTAAAAAGACTTAGAGTGTCTTATGACATATTAAACGCCTCCAAACGTATCCGTGAGTTTCGGCCTTGTTTGAAACGATACTTAGTGAGTAATATTCGCTCTAAAATACTTGCCATCGAACCACATGAGTTTGAAGTGGCAAGTTTTCTGCCTATCCATCAGTTTAAAGGTGCCAAACCTAACGAAGTGTGGCAAGAATCAGTAGACCAAATTAAAGGAAAGTAAATGTCAGCGGCAATACAAGATTTCATTAAAAGTTTTAGTACAAGTGAATTAGCAAGACCTAGCAGATTTACGGTAGCTCTTAATAACGTGTCATATGGAGGAGTTGCATCTAAAGATTTGATATTAAGATGTGAAAATGCTGAATTTCCAAGTATAACATATGCTACAACTGAACAGAAGTTTGGTTCAAATCCTATTGAAAAATTTCCATATCAAGTAGAGTTTAATGATGTTAATTTGACATTTATTGTTTCTGAAAACATGAAAGAAAAGATATTCTTTGATGCTTGGATGGATGCAGTTTCTCCTTCAAATAGTTATAACTTTAATTATAAAACAGGAACAGGAGGATATTCTACAGATGTTATGATTACACAATACGATTTAACAGATAAAATAACTTATTCTGTAACTTTAAAAGAAGCATATCCAATTACAGTCAATCAATTAGATTTAGATTGGTCGGCTGAAGGATATCACAAATTAGCTGTAGTACTTGCATATACATATTGGACAAAAAATTAACTTAATGGAGTGAACATACAATGGCATTACCAAAAATTGATACACCAATCTACGAGATTGATTTACCTTTATCAAATAAACATATTCGTTTTAGACCGTTTCTTGTAAAAGAACAACGCAATCTAATGATGGCTATGGAATCTGATGATAAAGAAACAATTGAAAAAAACATTCGTCAAGTATTACATAACTGCACTTTAACCGAAGGCATTGATATTGATAGATTACCAGTTATTGATGTTGAATATTATTTTCTACAACTTAGAGCTCGCTCAGTTGGTGAAATAGTTGAGAACAAATACCGTTGTGAAAATGTTGTTGAAGATAAAGTGTGTAATGGTTTAATGGATGTTAATTTAAATTTATTAGATATTCAAATTGAAAAAGATCCAGAATTAAATGATGTTATTCAAATTAATGACCGAATTAGTGTTAAATTAAAGTATCCAGAATTTTCTATTGTTCAACGTGCCACTAAGTTTGAAAATGTAACTGATATGGCATTTGATATGATTGTAGAAAGTATTGAACATATTTTTGATGGCGAACAATATTATTATGCTAGTGAATCTGACCCAGCGGAATTAATTGAGTTTGTTGAATCATTAAATCAAGCACAGTTTGAAAAAGTTGAAGAATTTTTTAATAAGTTACCAAAGCTAAACAAGAAAATTGAAGTTGATTGTAAAAAATGTGGATTCCATCACACAATTAATGTGGAGGGTCTCGATAGTTTTTTCGTCTAACATTTCGTCATGACAATCTGAAGAATTACTATAAAACAAACTTTGCATTGATGCAACATCACAAATATAGTTTGTTTGAACTTGAAAATATGCTGCCTTGGGAACGTGATATCTATGTCAATATGCTTATACAATATATTGAAGAAGAAAACGAAAAGATAAAACAAAGACAAGCAGCCCGTAGATGATAACTAAAAAACTAAAAGGCAAAACATTTGTTTGGAATCCTGATGCTTTCAATGGCAAAGGATATTGGTTTGCTTTAGGTAAAAATGGTAGTTATGGTCTAGCAGCATCTAAAAAAGAAGCAGGATATCTCAATCGTCCTAGTAATAACGAAATCAAAAGTAATTCACCTGAACCAGAAGGTGAAACTCCTCAAAAAGAAATATCCGACAATACTCAAAAATCTTTAGGCAAACTAAAAGATAAATTTAGTGCTAAGAATCTAAAGAATATGTTTAAACCTTTTGGTAGAAAAATGACCGAAGGTATGGTTGGCGAAAAAGACCAATCT